GTGAGCCACAAGTTTTGCTCTTCAGAGAACACATTTAATGTATTACCAAGAGCAACAAGTGAATTTGAATATGTAGTAAGACTAGACAAATCATCAGCTTCTAAAGTTGTAAAGAATCCGAAACCATTCCGCTTACCAAGCAATCCTACTTTATTAAAGACAGAATTCTCCAATGATTGGAATTTACCAATCTGGAGTTGTTTAGGATCTATCTTCTGTCCATAACCTTGGTTAAATGAAAGTTTTATGGACTGCTTTTGTATTGCCATACTACGTTTTTATAATAAAGTTAACATATATATTTACTGGACGAGTTTCATTACCGCCTTGTGGAGCTGTATCTAATACTGCTTGTTGAACAGTTCCTGCGGCAAATGTATTATTTGGTCCAGTTGCACCACTAAATATACTGTATGCATGGACGTGGCTTTGTATTCCATATTGTTGAAAAGATCCCACATTATTGCCTGTGTTACCGCCGGTATTTGCAGCAGTTCTTGAAGTAGCATCTGGATCATTACCGGAAGTTCCGGAAACACCGCGAGGGAAGATACCTCTAAAGTCAGGGACGTTAAAGTGTGTTCCATCAGCAGATCCATAAGCAACACCAATAGCAGCAAACAATGCAGGAAATGCAGATTGTAGATAACTTGTTCCATCACACAATAAGTATCCAGTAGGTGCAGATGTTCCACCATACATGGTTATTGATCCAGATGGCACAGCTACTGTAGTAGGAATAGTTGCTGTTACATTTCCAGATGAATCTACTTGTAAAAAACTAGGTGTAGATGGTAGTGTAGGTGGAAGAGTAAGAGTATAGCTGGATGCTAAAGCAGATGGGGAACTTAGTGTGATACCCGCAGCATTAGCAAGTACCTCGCGGATAGTTACAGACCCTGCGTCTAAATTTGCTGCTGTGTTAACATTGCTCTGAAATGTAAATGTCTGGTTACCAGATGTATATGTAACACTTGCAGGAGGAGTTAATCCACCAATACCACCGGGACTGCCAGCTATACCGCCAGATTCGGTAATTCGGATAATAGTGCCATTGCCATCTGTAAAGTAGAAGTCTACACCTGAGACTGATGTTGTGTCTGGTGTAGAAGAAGGAGAAACTAATGGGCTATAAGTTATACCACCCACATTTGTGAGGTAATTGCCTTGGATGGTGAGATTGGTATTAATATTAAGTCCGTTGGGTGTTATGGGCACCCCCTTACCGAACGAGTGATCATGGCTATCGATCAGTCCCATGCAGTTGTTTATATCCACAGCATAGGCTTCACCAAGTTCAACCCCTACAATCGGAACCGGCAATAGCATTGAAGGTGAAATTATTATAGGCATTTTTTCTCCACATATGCAAAAGTGAATCCTTTAGTGTGATTCCTTTTACCTCTTATAACAGCACAAATTTTTCCTGTGCTCGTATTTAATTCTTTTGCAGCTTCAGTTATAGATCTGTAAATTTTTCCATTTGAACAAACTACTGGCATCAAGCGTGATTCAGAAATAAAACTTTTATGACCTTTTTGAAATCCACAGTGTGGCATTCTCGGTATACCTTTATTCCAAGACGGTCTACCTGTTTTAATTCCTTTTCTGCCATTTGGTTTTCCTAAGTGACTTAAACTTTGTTTTAATAAAGTTTCTACAGATGGTTTATGATTATTACCACCTGTATGCAGGTTATAACCATTTGGTGCCAAACAATTATAAAACTCAATATAGTATTCTTCGGCAGCATTTAGATCTTCTAGAGTTTTGTATGTAGCTATTACATCAATTGAAAATGCGTCTTTACCGTGTTTTTGTAATGCTGATTTTATATAAGATTTACTCGTCCTGTTATTAAATGAAAAATGATAAGCAAGCCGTCGCTCAAGCTTTTGAATGGTCTGACCTATGTATGTTTTGCCAGTTAATTTATGTGTAATTTTATAAAGTGTCATATACCCTCAAAACACTGCTATGTCAACTGTAACTACAGTATCACTTGTAAGTGCAAGTGTCAATTGAGGATTTGAATTTGCATCCTGTACATCATAAATGCTTGCTTTTGCGCGTTGCCTAACTATAAACCATCCTTGCAATGTTCTACCCAATGTAGTATTCACAGAATTTACACCAACATTTAATTTTATATTTGGCAAAATTATAGCACTATTTACTGGATTAGATAACAAAGGATTTAATTGGGAAGCCCATTGAGTTTGCAAAAAAGTTACAGACTGATCATTGGTTTTAAAAATTGGTAAGCTCATTAGAATCCCCCATATCCACCAGTCCCGTTAGGCCCGTATCCCGTGCCCCATCGGCTGCTAAGACTGCGAGTATCAGATACAGTATCAGCGCTGCCTACGTCTCTGTTAGAACTGGCGTCTTCAATACGTTTAATTATGTCAGCTTTTTGTAGTCCTAAAGTAGTACAATCAGACTCCTCTTTCTGCATAGCCTTGATCGCTGCATCAATTATTACATACTCTGTCCAACCAGAAATACCATCTAAGATGTCTGTATCAGCTAGTGGTTGTTTCATTCTAGGCACATACCACATTCTGATATATTGATTCGCTGATGGTACAGGAATAAATTCTATGTGATTACCCATCATTCTATATGACATATTGAATACACCAAGAATAGTGGAATTCAACTGAGGGTACACGAACTTATTACGGTCTATGAAATTGAATTTTTGTATAGTAAACCAAGCATTATTATTATTACTAAGTCCTACATCTACACCCTGTAGTTTGTAAAGTGGGGGTGCCACAAAACTAGTTCCATTTTCATGCTGGAAGCTAAGAATACCATCTGGAATAGGATAATGATTGTCTTGGCCATTGGTAAGAAATAGTGCGGGTGGCGCTAAGTAATAGTCCTCATATGTAGTGACTAAAAGGTCATACAATTCAAAGGCTGACTGTGTGATATAGCTATTCCATTCATTTGTAGTAACAAATCCACTGTTGACTAAATCAGCGCGCTGTTGTGCTGCCAGTCTAATTTGTCCAAGCGTCATCTCGCCTTCACCAGTAGGAACTGTGCTAAGTATGTTAGACAATGGTGAATTACTTGTTCCATTAAATGCGCCAACTTGATAGAAGTACTGTACTCCACGAGTCACTGTTGTATCTATATAGCTGTTTATAGTGGGAGCAGCAATTTGCGTGAATGTGACATTATCAATACTGCGCCATACAGGATAGTTAACAGCTCCTGCTACGAGATTGAATGTAAGTAGGACTTGGAGGTTTGCCTGTTGAAGATTAAAATTCTGAGGGATTGTGGGTATAGACAAAGTTTACTCCTGCTAAACAATCACGTAATTACTTGTGAAACTTCTAAAAAGGCCCCATAACCTGAGGCCCATGTGTAAACTAATTATTCTCCGCGAACAGTATTACTTGAATTACTCATGTAAAACTCAAGACTGATGGGAGTATTATTTGCAGGTGCAGTAACAGCATTTGCTTTGAAGCAGACTGACACTATAATGGCACCACGAGCTTGTTGGGGTGAAGACATAACATTAGGATCACCAACAATTTCAACATGGTCAATATTAGACCCTGCTGTAGCGATGACTTCTACTGCACCAGCACCAGGAATAGCACCAGATGAACTAGCAACAAATGCTTGTCCAACTGCAGGAACAAGACCTTTGGCTAAACCTAATGCCTGCCATTGAGCTTGAGTTGCAGTTCCTACAGAAACTATTACATAGACAGAGTTAGCTGTAACAGATGTCAACGGAGTTCCAGACAAAGGAGAAGCAAATCCGCCCGCACCGGTAAAATATCTGTTATAATTGTCCTGAAGAACAGCGTAGATATAACCAGCAGGGGGATTGGGATTTACAATACCAGAACTCGTAACACCTTGGTAAGAGATGGTCTCACTAGTTTCATTTGCAGTTGCATTAGCGCTCATTTGAACGCTAGAACCTGACAAAATAGCCACAATAGTGGTATTAGCTGGAATTCCAGTTCCTTGAACAGGCATACCGACTTTAAGGTTAGATGTCCCACTGGAAATTGCTGTGATATTTGGAGATCCTGAAACTAGAGTACCAGTAATTGATGCACTGGTATTCATGAATACTGCTGCAACTCCAGGTCCTTTTAACGATCTTACACCAAAACCATTACCATTCGTACTGTCAACGATAAAGTTGCAATCAATTAGTACTGGGTACTCATGTAAGGTATAGAAACTACGGGTAAAACTTCGATTAGCGATACAGCTATCCTCTTTTCATCTTACTTATCCATCACATAGC